TTCAGCTCATACTCCTGAGCCCAGGCGTCTTCATCGTTCAGGCCTGTTTTAAGCTCATCTATGTTTCTTGGAAGGCCATCGGTAACGGCCTTGTAAATGTCAACGGTGTGGCGGGACCAGGCATCGGCGAGCTTCTTGTCGGTCATGAGTTCATAGAACTTGTTCCCCTTGCCGTTGGGGGTGGAGGTCACGATGATCCGATGGCCCGCCGATATCACCGGAAAAAGGGCGCTCCAGATCTTTCTGGAATCCTGGTGAAAGGCGAACTCGTCTAAAAACACGTTGGCCGAAAAGCCCCGCGCCGTGTCCGGGTTGGCGGGGAGGGCGGTGATGCGGGAGCCTTTGGGGAAGGTGACTTCAAGCTGCTTGGCGGTGTAGCCGGAAGCGCCAATGATCTCGCTTTCAAGGACTTTGGCCACCGCCTTGTACGTCTCACAATGGCGCTTTACCCCTTCTTCCATGGCCTCTTTGGCCTGGCGTTCCCCTCGGGAGAGGATCACCCATCTGGCCCGCCGTCCCTTGGCTTCCGCCTCCAGGCAATCCTGAACGATTTCAAGGGTGGTGGTGAAGGTCTTCCCGGTCTGACGCGCGAACATGCCGATCTTGAACCGGCTCTTGTCCTTGATCCAGCGTTGTTGATAGGGATACACCATCGATTTGTCTTTCGTTGTCATATGATCCCGTAAAACTCCTGTTTAATCCGCGCGAGAATGGCGTCGGGGTCGGCGGCTTCCCCGCCGTTTTTTTGGTCCGTCTCGATTTTCTTGAAAACCGTCTCCATTTTCTCCCGCACCTCGGCGGCCCATTTCTTCTGGGTGACCGTTGCCCTGCTGAGTTCGGCGGCGGCCTTGGCAAGAGACCCCAGGTTCATGGGCTTGTCCGGGTCGGGCTCGAACTCCAGGAGAACGCCGAAGATCTTTTCCTGGGCGAGCCGCATGAGGGCCTCGGAGAATCTGCCTTCATCGTCCGGCGCGCTCTCCACGATGGCGCGGGCCTGTTCGGTTGCCATCTTCAGGGCCGATAGGCGTTTCTCGAATGTCTTTCCATACCGGTGAATGGCGCTCTTGCTGATGGAATATCCCCGCTCTTTCATGGCCTCTTCCAGGGCCTGGTAGCCGGAGA